ATCAACCATTGGGCAGACAGCCGTGGATTAAAGCAAGCTGACCCAAAGATTCAGTGGATGCGTGTAACTGAAGAAGTCGGAGAAATTCGAGATGTACTCTTGAAGCCGACTAAATTCACAGAACCGCAAGCAGCACTTAAGGACGCTATCGGGGACACGTTGGTAACGATTATCGTATTGGCACATCAATTAGACCTCGATGTAACTGAGTGTCTAAGTATTGCTTATGAGGAAATCAAGAACAGAAAAGGAAAGATGGTAAATGGAACATTCGTTAAGGAGGAAGACTTGTGAAATTCATTGACTTATTCGCAGGTATTGGCGGATTCAGACTAGGAATGGAATCTGCAGGACATGAGTGTGTGGCATTCTGCGAAATCGACAAATTTGCTAGAGCAAGTTATAAAGCAATTCATGATACTGAGGGAGAAATAGAATTACATGACATTACAACAGTCACAGACGAAGAAATCAGAAACATCGGACACGTTGACGCAATTTGCGGAGGATTTCCGTGCCAAGCTTTCAGCATTGCAGGGCATCGAAGAGGATTCGAAGATACTCGAGGAACTCTCTTCTTTGAAATCGCAAGATTCGCCGCTATTCTCAAACCTAAGTATCTGTTCCTTGAAAATGTCAAAGGACTCCTTAACCACGACAAGGGAGATACCTTTGAGACAATCCTCTCAGCGTTGGATGAACTCGGGTATGATGTGGAATGGCAAGTGCTTAACAGTAAAGATTTCGGAGTACCACAAAACAGGGAACGTGTGTTTATTATCGGACATCTTAGAGGAGAACGTGGACGAAAAGTTTTTCCTATCGGAGGAGAAGACGAAAAATCTAGTGCTAAACGGTTAGGAATCAATATTTTAGGGAATACTAAAAATCCCAACGGGACAGCTCAAGGGACTAGAGATATAGTGCATGATCCTAAAGGGATTGTAGGAACTCTGACAGCAACCGACTACAAAGGGCCTAAGCAAGTTGCTATACCGAATGAAATTAAAAAAATATGGAGTATTACAGCCCAAAGAACGATGCAAGGCGGCGGATTAGAACCCAAAATCCGTGTCCGTGAAGCGACTAAGCAAGGATACGCTGAAGCAAGTGTGGGGGATAGTGTTAATTTGTCGCACCCTAACTCCAAAACTCGCAGAGGTCGAGTTGGTGAAGGTATCGCTAACACGCTAGTAACTGGTGATAGTCAAGGCGTGGCAACTCCTAACTTTCGCATTCGCAAGCTAACACCTAGAGAGTGTTGGAGATTGCAAGGTTTTCCAGATTGGGCGTTTGACAAGGCGCAAGAGGTCAATAGCAACAGTCAGCTATACAAGCAAGCAGGCAATAGCGTGACCGTCAATGTAATTAAAGAAATAGCGAGGTATTTATGAAACATAAGGATCTAACGATAGCAACGATTCTACTACTGGTATCGCTAGCGATTAACGTGACTACTGTTCTACGAGTGGTTAACCGACCAATCGAGACCGTGGTTATCCACAAGGCAGATAATGCAGTGGAATTACACGGCAAAGTGACCGGCAAGTCTATGGTCGGTAAGCTCTACACGATTGATTGCGGTGCTTACGGCAAATTTCTTGTCAGTAAGGAACAGTACGATGCGGTGAATGTTGGGGATGATATCCCTAGCTACTTAAGGGGGCGAGGGCAATGATACCTAGATTTAGAGCGTGGGATAAAATCCATAAAACGATGTATGAAGATGGCGATATTGTATCTATTGACATCGAAAAAAGTCAAATTTGCGTTAAAACACCTTTCTTTGAGCAATTAAATCGCTACAACTTCAGAGATATTGACCTGATGCAGTCAACTGGCTTCACCGACAAGGATGGCAAGGATATTTTCAGAGGGGACATCGTTACTTCAAGAAATGACTTGTTTAAAGGAGTTGTTATCCTTAGACAAGACTTAGGAACGTATGTCATTAATCTTATTGGATACAAAAACTTTGAACGCTTATGTAATGTTGCTGATTCGACGAAGGTTATCGGGAACATCTACACCAATCCGGAACTGGCAGAGGTGAAACAATGAACAAACGACAACAAAAGAAATCAGTAATGAGAAATGTATCTAAACTTTATGATATGGCTTTCGAGCGAGAGCGTTTTAGAAGAGATGTAGCTATTATTTGCGGTAGAGGTCTAAGAAATACAAGAGTGCTTACGACAATGGCGGTTAAGAGAGCTGTGTACGAATACGCCCCATTCGAAGCCGTTGAAATAACATTAGAGGGATATACCGCAGACCGCCAAGTGATACAGGAGCGTGGCTCATGAGTAAAACCTACAAATATTCCGGACTGACACCAGAATTACATCAACGGTTGGTCAGTGATCATGCAGCACTGAAAAAAGCACACAAAAAAGGCTCTTATAAGCAGTTCTTCCAAGAGGTCAAGCAGTGCAGTGAGTTACAAGCTCGCATCATATATCAAGCATTCAACGCCGCAGTGGTGGAACGTGCGAGGATATCGCCAGCGACTGTCGACAGGCTAGAAGGTATTATTTCTGACGAATTATTCGACGACCTTCAAGACTATCTGTCTATTAATTATACAAGAGGCAAAACCACGCACCCAGTTTTGGATAAAGCCAACGCAGGACTGCCAGAAGACTTATTCAAGCGGTTCCGTGCAGAAGTGGAAGCGCTAAGAAAGACTTATCCTAACAGTATTGTCAAGCATATTATGGATGTTAAGGCTTGTGACAAAAAAGCAGCTGCTGCTACCCAAAGCGCCCTCAATTGTTGCTATGCGGAAAAAGCTGCTCTAACACCTCGCAAGGTAATTCAATTAGAGGGCTTGCTATCCAGAGAGCTATTAAGCGATATAGCTAAGTATGTATTTAATCATTACGAGTGGTCAGAGAGCCTAGATAGCGAGGTTGATCGCATTACTCTTGAATATCGAACTAAAGGTGATTTAGGCAAAAATAAAGCTAGCGTTAAGCGTGCATTATATACAGCGTTAGCTATGGGCTTGTGAGGGTTCGACTCCCTCGCTAGCTATTGTCTGTCATCACTAACTTTAGTGGCTTGAACACTTTTTCGACACAGGTCAAGCTGACAGACCTTGACACCAAAAATCCAGTAAATAATAAGTTATAGAATCGAGGAATCCTTTTTTATTTTATTACCCTAGCCTTGCATTGCTGGTGGCATGGCTAAATCTAATGCATGGGAGGTGGTACCCTAATCCTTCTTTATTCTTGTATAAAAAAAGACCCAGACTAATGCCCAGGACTGTTCAAACGCTAATAATATTATTATACCATAAAGGAATGTAATTTATGAGAACAGTGGAACGGCTGCAACAAATCAAGGCGCTTGATAGATATATTGACAGTCAGATAGAACAGATTAAACGATTGGAATCGCAAGCCCTTAAAGTAACGGCTGGTGCTATGCAAACAGATATGGTCCAAGGTGGCAAACGTAAGGGCAAGGATGATATCTATGTGGAGCTTATGACAGCTCGTGAAGAAGTAGAACGCTTCACTGCCGAAGCTATCAAACAGAAACTAGAGTTTCGCCGGCAGATAGCAAACGTGGGGGATATAGATGCTAGGTCCCTACTCCAGATGGTATATATAGACCAGCTAGATATCTGGCAGATATGTGACCGTATGGGCTTTAGTAAGGCTACATACTATGTGAAGTTAAGACAAGCTGAGAAGTATTTGGACTAATCAACATCGGTCTATACCAATCTATAGTGCATCATACTACCAACGTGGTAATATAGTATTATCGAATCAGAAGGACACAGTGGTGTTCTTCTTTTACTTTATCTGAAAGGAGGTATGCCAATGCCAATGGTCAGACGATGTAAGGCAGAGGGGTGCCGTGCCTTAACAGAGAGACCAGCACACTACTGTACTACACACAAGGACATGGAAGCAGCATACACGCAAGAAAGGCAGAGATACTCACGTACTAGATACAACACACGAGTAAGGAACCGAGACGATGAGAGCAAGGAACGGTATGCGTTCTATCGCTCAAAGATTTGGTCTTCTATTCGTAAGATTGCATTAGAACGTGACAACTATCTATGTCAGTACTGTCTAGCGTTGGGTGTGACCACACCAGACGCTCGTATAGGCGACCACGTAACACCCGTTGAAATAGCTCCAGAACTTCGGACTGAAGTTTCAAACGTAGTAGCTACATGCAGGAGCTGTGATAACACCAAGAGGACTTTAGAGCAAGAAATCTATGGCACTGGTCAAAATAGAACAAAACAGAACACCGAGCTACGACTTTCCGTGGCAACGTGGGCAGATTTAATAGCCCGCAAAAAAGAGGACGTCGTTAAACCCCTCTAATAAGCCCATAGCACGATTTTATAATAAGGGTGGTATAATAACCCTCGACCCAATTTAAAATTGACCCCCGCCCCCTTCTCGTGCCAAGGAGAGCCGCCACAAGGTGTTCTTTTATGTCGGACACCAATTTTTCAGATTTTTAAAGGGTGTCAAAATGAACTAGAAGGAGGTGAGGCGAACTTGGTTAAAAATCCATTTTATAAACAAAATAAAGGGCGTTTACCGAGTGACCCACCAAACTATCTAGGACAGGTAGCTAGGGAGGTTTGGCGCAAAGTCGTTCCGTTTTTAGAAGGAACAGGCAAGGTCGAGCGCATAGATACGTTCTTGGTGGAATCTTATTGCACTAACTACGAGATCTACAAGATGGCTTACGAAGACGTCAAACTAAACGGCATCCAGCAGGAAATCACAAAGCCTATACAGGCTCAAGGGTCTGGTGAGATTTTGGGCGAGCAGTCGCTCGGTTTTAAAAAGAATCCAGCAGTTGCCACGATGAAGGATGCAACAACTACGCTGAATCAAATAGCCATGCAACTAGGTCTCACGCCGAAAGGTAGGGCAGAGTTGCTGACAATCGCAGATAGTAGCAAGCCTGAAAAGTCAACAACTGAAATGATGAAAGAATTTTTGAGTGGTTAAAAAAGATGAGGAATTTATTTCCCCATCTCTTTTAATTTTTATTAGAAGGGGGGTGATTTAAAAAGTGGAAACTAAACAAATAACGAATAAAACAATAACAAAGATATATCAAGACAGTGACTTTTCGGAAGTTAGAGAAAAATATCAAGACCCAGGGACTAAATACGCTTTTGATGTGATGGATGGGAAAACACAAGCTGGTTACATGATGCAACTTGCTTGTCTAAGGCACTTGAGAGACTTAAAACATCAAGGGAATTCCGGTTTTCCTTATCGTTACGACTTGGCAGAAGCTGGTAAAGTGCTTAAGTTTGCTAAAATCTGTCCAAACGTTGACACGGGACAGCCAACAGCGCTTATGCCGTGGCAAGAGTTTTTGCTTAGTCAATCTTTTGGCTGGCGCAATGAAACGGGTGGCAAACGCTTTTCACAGGTCATTGTATCTGTTGGTCGTAGTCAAGGGAAAACGTACATTCAGGCTATTTCTATGTGTTTCTCTTACCTTTTCGAAGGACTTGGACTATCTAACCAAGATTATCTGGTAAGCTCAATCAACTTCAAGCAGACTATGAAGTTAATGGGCTATATTAAGAATATGCTTAAACAGATAATCACCAAAGAACCTTTTAAGTCTCTAGCTGAAGAGTTGGACTTATCTATCCAGTCAGAACAAGTCATTATGAGAACGAATAACAACGTTTTAAGGGCTATATCTTCCGAAAGCGGTAACTATGATGGATTCCACTTTACTTGACCAATGCGATTATGGATGAGTCTGGTGACTTAAAAGACCGCACAAGCATTTCTAAAATCGTTTCGGGACAGGTTAAAATTCCAAACCGCCAATTCATTCAAATCTCCACGGCTTACCCAAACCCAACTTCACCATTAAGGCATGATGAACGGACAATGCAAAGCATCATGGAACGTGACGACAGGGCAGGTGATACTCAATTGTGCCTTGTCTGGTCGCAAGATAGTGTTGATGAGATTTATATGCCAGAGACGTGGAGCAAGTCAAACCCGTTACTAGACCTTGAGAGCGAACACGATACGCTGTTGAAAGGGCTTATGGATAAGCGAGATGCAGACTTGCTTTCTGGTAATATAAACGATTTTCTAATCAAAAATATGAACTTGTGGGGCGAACAGGATGAAAATAGCTTCTTGAACTTGGAAGACATCGAGCGCTCGGTTATATCGGATTTTGACATCAAAGGAAAGCGTGTGTATGTCGGTCTGGATGCGTCAATGTTTAGCGATAATACGGCGATTGGTTTCGTTTACCCCTACGTTGCTGAAGATGGTAGCCAGAAATGGCATGTCGAACAACACAGTTTCATCCCTTGGCAACAAGCAGGGTCGTTAGAAGCTAAAATGAAGCAAGATGGTGTTAACTATCGAGATTTGGAAACCAAGGGTTTTTGTACGATTACAAGCCACCCACAAGGGCTTATCAATCCAGAGGAAGTGTACCGCTGGTTTTGTGAGTATGTAGAAGACAATCAGCTTGATGTGGTCTTCTTCGGCTATGACGCTATGGGGGTTTCAAAACTTATCAAAGCCTTGGAATCTAACACTAGCTTCCCACTTATGCCGATTAGACAACGGACAAGTGAATTGAAAGACCCGACAAAATTCCTTCAAACGCTATTTATCGAAGGGAATATCACTCGCCTTGATGATGAGATTATGCGAAAAGCCTTGATAAATGCGGTGATTAAAGAAGATAACATCGGTATTCAAGTCGATAAAATGAAATCAACCTATAAAATCGACGTTGTGGACGCTCTTATCGATGCGCTTTATGATGGCATGTATGCGTTCGAAGACTACGCTATCACCAACAATCCAACGTGGAAGGTTGAACACATGAGCCAAGAGGCCGTTTTAAATTGGCTGAAAAACCCAGATAGTGGGCTATTGGAGGAATATTAATACATGATTTTGAAGTTTTTTAAGGCAATTTGGGCTATTTTTGACATCTTGATGTTCATTTTAGCTGCAATTTCGCTTAATCTGACTACTTATAACCTTGGTTATGTGTGGTTTGGTATCAGCATGACCATTACATTCGTATTAGCAGGTTTAATTAGTGAGCTAGCCGCTAAGAAAGGCTAGAAAGGAGGTGATAATAATTGCCGATATTTAATATAGCTACCGAAAGCCCACCAAGTAACCAAGGGGGCTTTTTTGATATCACTGATCCAGAGTTTTTGGCTACCTTGAATGGTAGCGAGTGGGTATCAGCCGAAACTGCTCTTAAAAACTCGGACCTATTCTCTATTATCAGTCAGCTATCTAATGACCTTGCGACCGCTAAGCTAACAACTAGCCGAAAACAAATGCAAGGTATCGTGGATAACCCATCAAACAATGCTAACCGCTTTAACTTTTACCAGTCTATCTTTGCTCAAATGCTATTGGGTGGTGAAGCCTTTGCGTATCGGTGGCGTAACGACAATGGCCGTGATATGAAGTGGGAGTATTTAAGACCGTCTCAAGTCTCATTTAACCGCATGGATAATCAGAATGGTCTTTATTACAACATCACGTTCGATGACCCACGCATACCGCCAAAACAACACGTTCCACAAAGCGACATCTTACACTTTAGATTGCTATCTGTGGACGGCGGTTTGACAAGCGTAAGTCCATTGATGGCTCTGGGTAGAGAATTAGATATTCAAAAAGCTAGTGATAAACTAACGCTTAATTCGCTTAAAAATGCCCTAAATGCTAATGGTATTTTAAAAATCAAGGGCGGGGGTTTGCTCGATTTCAAAACCAAGGTCTCACGTTCTCGACAAGCAATGAAGCAAATGCAAGGCGGTCCGTTGGTACTGGATGATTTAGAGGATTTCACACCTCTTGAAATCAAATCCAACGTGGCCCAACTACTTAAGCAAGCGGACTGGACGACCGGACAATTTGCAAAGGTCTACGGTATCCCAGAGAACGTTGTCGGTGGGCAAGGCGACCAACAGTCTTCACTAGAAATGAGCTCAAACGTCTATTCTAAAGCAGTAGCACGATATTTAAGACCATTCCTTAGTGAGTTATCTCAGAAACTTTCATGCGATGTGGACGCAGATATTTTCCCAGCGGTTGATCCGACTGGTGCTAACTATATCAGTCGTATTAATAGCATGGTTAAAAGTGGCACACTCGCACAGAATCAAGGTTTGTATATTTTGCAGCAAGCTGAAATTCTACCCAAAGAGTTGCCAGAGGGTAAGAACCCTAACCGTACCACATTGAAAGGAGGTGAGATAAATGGGCAAGATTGACATTAAAGGCGATATTGTAAGTGATGATGCTGGTGCTTTCTACGAATACTTTGGCATGTCTAGTACCTATCCGAAACTGGTACAAGATGCCATTGATAACGATGAAGACGAAGAAATTACGCTTAACATTGCGTCTAATGGTGGTGATGTGTTCGCAGCTAGCGAAATCTATACAATGCTTAAGGCTAGCGGCAAGCGTATTGTGGTTAATGTACAAGGACTTGCAGCTAGTGCTGCGAGTGTCATTTCTATGGCTGGTGATACCGTGCGTATCAGTCCAACGGCACATATCATGATACATAAGGCATCTACTGGTATCGTCGGTAATAGCGACGACCTAGAGCATCAATCAGCGGTGCTTAATAGCATTGATGAGTCTATTGCATTAGCTTATGAAATGAAGACTGGACTTAAACAACCGGAATTACTTGATCTCATGGCTAAAGAGACATGGCTTAATGCGAAAACTGCCGTTGATAAAGGTTTTGCGGATGAAATCATGTTCTTCAATGATGATGAAGAAGAAATCATGGTTACCAATGCCGTACATCAACTACCAAGCAAATCAGCAATCACTAAATTTAAGAATATGATTGCGACACCTAAGACCAATACTTTGCGTGAGCAGAAATTGGCTATTTTACTTGAAAAATGAAAGGAAGATGATTGATGAAAACATCAAACGAATTGCATGACCTTTGGGTTGCTCAAGGCGACAAGGTCGAAAATCTTAATGAAAAACTTAACGTAGCTATGCTTGATGATTCAGTAACCGCTGAAGAATTGCAAGCAATCAAGAATGAACGTGACACTGCGAAAATGAAGCGTGATATGTTCAAAGAACAATACACTGAAGCTCGTGCTAGCGAAGTAGCTAACATGACTGAAGAAGACAAGAAACCATTGACTGAAAACGAAGAAGAAGTTAAAGCTAACTTTGTCAAAGACTTTAAAAACCTCGTCCGTGGTCGTTACCAAAACTTGCTTGATTCTAAAACAGACGGAACTGGTGCTGACGCTGGTTTGACTATCCCACAAGATATTCGTACAGCTATCAATACTTTGGTCCGTCAATATGACTCATTGCAAGAGTATGTAAACGTTGAAAACGTAACTACTCTTACTGGTTCTCGTGTCTACGAAAAATGGGCTGAAATTACTGGCCTTTCTAAACTTGACGATGAAGCTGGTCAAATCGGCAACAACGACGACCCTAAATTGTCACTTATCAAGTACGCTATCAAACGCTATGCTGGTATCTCTACAGTGACAAACAGCTTGCTTGCTGATTCTGCTGAAAACATTCTTGCGTGGTTGTCTGGTTGGATCGCGAAGAAAGTTGTTGTTACTCGTAACAAAGCTATCTTGGAAGTTATCGCAACACTTCCAACTAAACCAACATTGGCTAAATGGGATGATATCATCGACCTTGAGGCTAAAGTTGACCCAGCGATTAAACAAACATCATTCTTCTTGACTAACACTTCAGGTTTCACTGCCCTTAAGAAAGTTAAGAACGCTATGGGTGACTACCTCATGGAACGTGACGTTAAATCACCAACAGGTTACTCAATCGATGGTTTCGCAGTTAAAGAAGTTTCTGACCGTTGGCTTGCTAATGCTACTACTGGAGCTATGCCATTGTACTTCGGTGATTTGAAACAAGCGGTAACGTTGTTTGACCGTCAACACTTGTCACTACTTTCAACTAATATCGGTGGTGGAGCATTTGAAACTGATACTACTAAAGTACGTGTGATTGACCGCTTCGATGTTGTTAAAACGGATGAAGAAGCGTTTGTGCCAGCGTCATTCAAAGCAATTGCTGACCAAAAAGCTAATCTCACTCCAGGAGCTTAATTTAGGAGGTAAGCAATGAGTGTATCTAAGGAAACCATCATGCAGACTCTTAATCTGGATGAGACAGACGACACTGCACTCATTCCAGCTTACATTGAATCGGCTCAACAGTACATTATCAATGCAGTCGGTAGTGATCAGAAATTCTACGACCTTGACAGTGTAGAATCTCTATACGACACGGCTGTAATAGCCCTCGCAAGCTCTTATTTCACCTACCGAGTGGCTCTAACAGATACAGTGACTTATCCGATTAACTTAACTTTGAATAGCATAATCGGGCAATTAAGAGGCTTATACGCAACGTATAGTGAAGAAAGAGGTGACTAATGCCTAAAGTTAGATACTTACCCTCAGACTTTCGTTTTAAGGCTGACTTTGGCACATACCAAAGCACCCCTAATAAATTTACGGGTGTGAGTGTGCCAAAATTCGTGAAACAATTTACGCTGCACTATAAACCTCATACTCGCACACTCAATCAAGAGTATTTGGCCCAACAGAATGGCGAAAGTGATACAAGAGTTATCGTCATTCGCCACAACGCTAAAGTGGTAGAAGGTCAAGTTGCCGTCCTAAATGGCACTCAATATGATATTGTGCGTGTTAGTCCGAATGAAAACTTTGGGCTTAATCGCTACGACTTTCTGACTTTGAGAAAACATAAGAAAGTTGGGTGATGGCTTATGGTAGGGCTTGACAAGGCACTAGAGGGCTGGCTTGAAACAGTAGCTAGCATTGGTGATTTAACACCAGCGGAACAAGCTAAGATTACCACCGCTGGCGCAAAGGTGTTTCAAAAGGAGTTGGAAGATGTAACTCGTGAGAAACACTACTCAAATAAGAAACATTTGAAGTATGGGCACATGGCTGACGGTTTATCTGTCCAATCCACTAATGCGGATGGCAGAAAAAACGGTGTGTCAACCGTAGGCTGGAAAAACAATTACCACGCTCAAAATGCCAGACGATTAAATGACGGCACTAAAAAATACCGTGCTGATCATTTCGTTACCAATGTCCAAAACGATAGCAACGTTCAAAAGAAAGTGCTATTGGCAGAAAAAGAGGAATATGAAAAACTCATTCGAAGAAAAGGAGGGAAGTGATTAAGTGTTAGCAACCGTAAAACTAAAAGAGCTAATTGACGGCAAAGAATTTGGTGAAATAAGCGAAGTATATGCAAACAACTTGCCTAAAGAGCTCGAAGAAAACACCGATAAGACAATCGTTTTGCTCACTGAAAGCAATCCATCCCTTGATTTGAGTGGGAATAATACCTTTTTCAGTAAAACAGATAGAGTAGAAGTCCAGATTTTTTACAAGGCTGACATTGATTTTGATGTTGAAGCCTTTGAAATGGAATTGCTGAAATTCTTAAAATCTGAACACTACTCGATTACAGACATGAGAGAACATAGCATAGACCCCGATACATTACAGATCACGGCGGTCTTTTTTGTTGCTCTCGACAAACTAATTTAACAAAGGAGAAATTACTATATGGCAATTGTAGGTTTGAAAATGGTCCGCCTTGCTTTGGTTGACCCTAAAACCCAAAAACTACTTAAAGGCGCTGATGGTCTTTCAACAGAAGGTGTTATCGAAGTCGATTCTAAAATGCTTGGTACTCGTACCGCTAACATCTCAAATTTGGAAGGTCAAGCAACTAAGATCCCAGGGAACAACTCAGTACAAGATGTTATGATCGCACCAGGTTCCCCAACAGTCGCTTTTGACTTCAATAACCTTGACTTTGAAATCAAACAAAAAATGCTTGGTTTCAAACCGGACGGCAAGGGTGGTTACGTGATGGACGGTGAAAAACCTCACACAGCGGTATTGATTGAATCTGAAACACTTGACCGCAAACACTCAGTATTCTTTGGTTTTGCTAACGGTATCATGCAAGAATCAACACAAAACGTTGCGACAGATACTGATACTGCTCAAACTCGCCAAGACGATAACATGACATTTAACGCCTTGTCAGCGGATGCGTTCGGCGGTGAGCCTTACAAAAAATACTATTCTGGATCATCTACTTTTGATAAAACAAATATGTTCAAAGAAGTTTTCGGTGGATATGTTCTCACTGGTACACCAGGAATCGGTGGATAATCTAAATAATTCGCAAGAGGTCGGTCTCATGGCCTGACCTCTATTTTTGTTAAAAAGGAGTAAAGAGAAATGGAAATCAGAACTATTCAAATCCCAGAAATCAGTAAGAAAGCCTTCAAGGTGGCTACAAGCAATCGTAATGTCTTGCGTATGCACGAGTACCAATTGGCAGTCCTTAAAATCAGCGACACCGTTGAAGAGAGTGACACGCAAGAGCAAGCGCAAGCAAGCTTCACAATCCTTAAAGAAATGCTCGGTTTCATTCGTGCCGTTCTTAACTTGGATGATGAAGCCTATGACAAATTGCTTGATTTGGACAATGAACGTACACAAGAGATTGCTGAAAAACTAGTAGGCTATATGTACGGCTTGACAGACGAACAACTTGAAAACGCCGCTGGTGAAACCGACCCAAAAGACTAAAGTCTAAGGGCGAACAGATTTTTGATTTAGAAAATAGCATTGAGGACTTAAAACTCGTTGCTAAAAAATCAATCCAAGGTTTTGGGTGGACACTAGATCAGTATTACGACACTGACTATTATGAGCTAATGAAAATTTTGAATGCTAAAGAGGAAGAAGATAGGATGGTTGACCCAACATCTTTGCTCTAAATTTTTAAGGAAAGGAGGAAAAATATTACGTGGCAAAAGTACAAGCTACCATGTCCACGGAAATCGCCTTGGATACGCTACAGGCTGCCAATTCGATTAAGCGGTTAACTCAGTTAGTCAATAGTTCTACGAACGCATGGAAGGCACAAGAAAGCCAAATGCGTAGCGCTGGTGACTATCTAGGAGCAGCACAAGCTAAGTATGACGGTTTGGGAAATGCCATCCAAAACCAACAACATAAGATTGAGAAACTGAAACAAGAGCAGTCTCAACTTAAAGGTAGCACCGCTGAAACCGCTGAACAGTACCTTAAGTACCAACAACAGATTGACCAAGCTACTACACGTTTGGCATCGTTGGAAAATCAACAGCGACAAGCTAAGAATAGCCTAGATTACCACAAGTCTGGGCTATCCGAATTGCAGCGTGAGTACAAAGCTCAAAATGAAGCCTCAGATACTTATATCAAGCGTCTGAAAGCAGAAGGCAAAGAGGACGAAGCTAGGCAAGAACAACTCAAGCAATACAAGGGTTCTATTACTAACTTAAACAAGCAGTACGAGACCCAAAAAGAAATGCTTGAGCGTGTGGCAAAACAATCCGGAAGAACGAGCGATGAATATCGCAAGCAAAAGCAACGTTTGGATGAAACTGCCACCAGTCTTGCACATACTCGCAATGCTGCCGATAAGTTGAATGACGAGATTGAGCAAAGTCAACGGTCTAGCTCACTCATCGGACGCTTGAAAGATAGTTTTAAACGTTTAGGTAGTGAAGTTAGTGAAACTGAAACGAAAACCTCACGTTTGAAAGGTATCTTCGGAGCTACGTTTGCAGCTAACTTGATTAGCAACGGTTTCCAAAACGCATTGGGAGCTATCAAGGGTAAGTTTGACGAAATCGCACAATCTAGTGCTGAGTATGTCAAATACCAACAAACCATGAACGCCACTTGGCTAACCTTGACGGGCAATGCCGAAGAAGGTAAGAAAATGGTCGATATGACCAACCAAATGGCACAAGCAGCGGCCAACTCAACCGAAATGGTTGACGGCATGAACCAAAAATTCTATGCCGTAACTCATAATACTGAGTTGACTAAGCAACAAACGCAAGCCATCTTGACTTTGCAAGACGCTTTTGGTCAAACCGATGCAGCCGTTGAGAATTTCGCAACTCAATGGGCTCAAATGATTGCTAATGGTAAGGTCCAGGGGCAAGATATGATGTCAATTATCAATGTCTTCCCGGAAATGAAAAACCAACTTAAAGAAGTGGCAGCACAAGAGCTTGGGATTGCAGACATGACCGCAGATAAATATGCGGAACTCCAAAAAGACGGTAAGATTACCGCTGAGATGGCACAGAAAGCCTTGTTTGAGTTGCAAGACAAGTACAAGGATGCGACGGCTAACTTCTCAACCACTATCGGTGGTCTTGAAAGAACTATTCAGTCTCGTATGCCGGCAGTGGTTGCAGCTTTCCGTGACCCAATCGACAAAATGAAAAATCCTTTCTTGCAACAGATTGGTAATTGGGTTGCTGACCCTAACACTGAAACGAAATTCAAAGATTTAGGGGAACACGTTTCTAAAGGTCTAGGCACCATCATGGATGCATTCTCTAAGGTGTTTAATCTCGGTGATGGTACAGATAAACTTAATGGCTTCATGGACGGCCTTAACAAGGTCGTTGATAACGTTAGTAAAACCATTGCTAACAACGCCCCTAAGATTGTAGCTTTCTTCAAAGAAATCAAGGATAGCATAGGACCACTGCTCAGCATCGGTAAAGATTTTGCTGGTGGTGTTTGGGAAACGGCTTTAGGCATGATTAAAGGTGTCGCTGGTGCGTTAGGAACGATGGCTGGCAACGGTAAAAAAGCCAAAGCCCCAGTCACATCACTTTCCAAGGCATTGGGTGGCATTGCAGAACATAAAACGGCTATTAAAACGGTCGGTTCTTTGTTTGCTGCTTACTTTGTAGGTTCTAAAGTAGCTTCAGGAGTGATGGAAGTTGCGAAAGCTATTAACGTGATGAAAAATTCAACGATAGCTATGACTGTCGCCCAAAAAGCTATGGCTGCCGCTCAAAAAATTGCGACGGGGGTGCAAGTAGCATTGAACGCAGCAATGGCAGCAAATCCCATCGGGTTAATCGCTGTTGCGGTAGCAGCGGCTGTCGCTGCATTGGTATTGCTCTATAAACACAACAAGAAATTCAAGAAATTTGTCGATGGCATGTTCAGTGCTGCCAAAAAGGCTTTCGATAAAATTTTCAAAGTTACTAAAGAAATCTTTGGAAAAATCATTGATTTCTTTAAAAAGGACTGGAAACAAGTCCTTATATTTATTGCCAATCCTATCGCTGGAGCTTTTGCTCTGATCTACAAGCACAATAAGAAGTTTAAGAAATTCGTTGATGGTATTGTTAAAAATATCAAGGACGGTTTTTCTAACGCTGGTAAGTGGCTTGGTAAGACATGGGATGGCATGAAGAAGACTTGGACTGGTGCGATGGATTCAATGGCCAAAAGCACCAAAAAGGGCTTCGAAAAGACCAAGAATTACTTTACTGGTGGTGAAAAAGGTATCAAAGCCTTTACTAACACCGCTAAGAAGTTGCTTGTCATCTCCAATCCAGTAGTCGCTGGTTTCGAGTTGATGTATAAGCATAACAAGCCATTTAAGAAGTTCGTCGATAGCACGGTGGACCATGTCAAAGATATGGCGAAGGGCGTTGCAAAACACATGACTAATCTGAAAAAAGATTGGTCTGATAAGTGGGACAACGTCAAAAAATTCGCATCGAAAACGTGGGAAGGTATCAAGGGTAATGCTACAGAAGCCATGACTGCCCTTGGTAAAGATATCGATAAACACCACAAAGGTATCAATAAGAATTGGTTTGACGGTTGGGAAAACTCTAAGAAATTCCTATCTAAAAAGTGGGATGAAATCGGAGCGTTAACACAAGAAAAATTCGGTGTTAACATTACCAAACTAATCACGGATGCTTTGACCAACATTGGCAAATTCTTCAAAGATACGTGGGATAACGTTAAAAAAGGCTTTGGCGAAATGTGGGACGGCATGAAGAAACTTGCCGGTGACGGTATTAATGCTGTCATTGCCTTGCCAAACGCTGGTATTGACGGTATTAACAAACTGATCTCTGATTTCGGTGGTAGTAAAGAAGCTATCTCTAAAATTCCGAAAGTTAAGTTTGCCGGTGGTACTGGTATGTTTAGCTCATACCGAAACCCAATCACCAAGCCTACGTTAGCTACGCTTAATGACGGCTACGATAGCCCAGAAACAAACAACCAAGAAATGGTCATTCTGCCTAATGGTAAGTCATTCTTGCCGCAAGGTCGCAATGTCGAATACCTCTTGCCAGCTGGCTCAGAGGTAATCAATGCTAGTGAATTGGCGATGCTTATGGGCGTAGAGCGTGGAGCGTTTGCCAAGGGTACTGGTTTCTGGTCTAAAATCTGGGATACTGCTACTAATGTTGCTGGCTCAGTCTGGGATACAATGAAGAACGGCGTTGACAAATTCATGAAGATGATTGAGTTTGTGACTGATGTCGTTAAAGACCCAGTCGGATCATTGGCTAAGAAATTCAGTCCTAACGCTGATAAGTTAGCCGGCATGTTTAATCCGCTCGGTAATGCGCTTTATAAGAAACCTATCGAAGAAGCTAAAAACTGGTGGAAAGAACTCTGGTCTATGGCTAATGCCTCAATGGATGAAGGCACAGTGGCAATGGGCGCTAAAGGTGACGATTACCGCTTCAAAGACAAAGCGAAAGACGCTGGAGCTGACCCATGGGGTTACTTCTATCGTGAGTGTGTATCTTTCGTTGCCAGCCGTTTGGCAAACCTTGGTGTTAAACCTAGTCTATTTAGTCACCTCGGTAATGGTAACCAATGGATTTCTGCTAGTGTGCCACACTTAAGCAGACCTAAGCCGGGAACGGTAGCGGTCTACACTGGTGGCCCAGTATCAAGCAACCACGTTGACTTTGTAACGGCTGTTCATGGCGACACCTACGACGGTGAAGAATACAACTACGGCGGAAACGGTCAGTATCACCAATACGCTGGCCGTCATATTGCTAACGCTGCTACCTTCCTCGATTTCGGGGTTCGGGATAGTGGAAGTAGTGGCGGTGACGATAGCAAGCCGCTTAAGGACCGTAACAGTCCACTTCAAACGTTGATTAAACGCCAAGTTGGTGGCATGTTCGAATGGATTAAGAAAACCCTTGGTCCATTGCTTAGCCCTCCGGGTGGTGGTGAAGATGGGCCACAAGGAACTGGCGTTTCTCGTTGGCGTGAATCGGTTGTTAGAGCCTTGAAAGCAAACGGAATCGAGCCAAACGACTTCCGTGTCTCTAAAATTTTGGCGACTATCCAGCGTGAATCTGGTGGTAACCCTAATGTTCAAAATAACTGGGATAGTAATGCCAGAGCTGGTACACCATCTATTGGTTTGATGCAGACTATCCAACCAACGTTCGACGCATATAAACACGCTGGTCACAGCAATATCCGAAACGGTTATGACAACTTGCTTGCTGCAATCAACTACATCAAGCATCGTTATGGCACATCGGATGCAGCCTTTAACCGTGTCGCAGCTTATGGGTATGCTAACGGTGGTCTAGTCCACAAGAACGGTGTTTACGAATTAGCTGAAGGCGATATGCCAGAATATGTCATTCCTACGGATATCGCCAAACGTGGTAGAGCGTGGCAACTACTTACTGAAGCAGTGGCACGTTTCGCCGGTGATGCCCCACAAGGCAATCACGATAGCACTTCAGACCGTGAGCGTGTTTCTGTTCTCGAAGATAAATTGGATGTCATGATTGGTTTATTAAGTCAGTTAGTAACTAATGGCTCTAATCCAATCGAGATCAGAAACGTTATTGATGGTAGAAGTGTGTCAAACGGGTTAGCACCGTTTATGACAAAAGCAACAAACGATTATGAACGCAGGCAGGCGTTGTTAGGAGGTAGCATTATTTGATAGGAATGTCAGTCATTTTTGACGGTAAGAACTTAACCGAATTATTTAATGAGGGGCAAGGGCGTACCGTTCCAGTTGATGTCACGAAAAATGTGGCATCCAATTTTAACAATAACTATCAAGACCAAGGGCGTAGGCGCTACGGCCAGCAATTCTTATACAGCACCTTGTCAGTTAAACAAATTCAAGTGTCGTTTACCTTGGTCGGGAACTACGACTACTTTAATACCATCGCTGAAACGCTAGGCGGTTATCTCAATGTTGACAAGCCGAAAACTTTGATTTTTGGCGATGAACCTAACAAGGTTTGGGAAGCAATCCCGTCTGGGCAAGCGTCCTTAACAGTAGACAAGAACACGGCACCGATTACTGCCACAGTAACGGTGACGTTCGATGTCCCAAAAAGTTACGGTGAAAACAAAGCACAAGCCTTAGTAAGTAGCGATGGTGAAACGAAATACGGCAGTATTAAGAAGGTTTCAACTGGACACTACAAGGCAACCTTGAAAAACTTTGGTACGGCTGAAACATACCCAGATATTAAACTGAAATTCAATTCGGATAATGGATGGGTTGGGGTTGTGAAATCGTCTAGCGAAAGCTACGAGATTGGCAATCCGAATGAAGCTGATACACGCACGGTTAAACAGTCTGAAATTCTGTTTGACTATGTTTCTAACAATTGGATCACTAATGGTTTTGCGGTTGGTACTAAAAACCAAGGGCGTTTTAACGACAACTTGCAAAGTTTGAACGGGACACTTGCGATTGATAACGCATGGGGCAGACCTCACATTGCCTTAACCAATCGAGGTAGTGGCTCAACCTTATTGCGTGGTAGCTCGATTACATGGGAGATTCCAGCGGATAGTAATCGAGAAAAAGGCTCACTATATGAATATATGTGGTGGAGACAGATTTTTTGGCTCGGTGCATCTAACGAGTGCGGATATATCAAAATATCTGTTACGGATGCAAACGGCACATTCCTGTACGGCGTGGAAACACTCAAGCACGTTAACGGTCTCGGTTGTGAGTATCGTTTCCTTGCCAGTGATGGTAACGGTAGCTATCGCACATTAGACAAAAAATCATTTTGGGGGACGCATGTCATGACACAAAACCCATTCAACGAACCGCAAGGATGGGCAGACATGCAACGCTTTGATGATGAAATACAATTTTATTACCAAGGTGGATATCCTAGATTTAAGATACCCGAAATTAAAGGGAAGAAGTCAGCAAAAATAAGTGTTGGTTTCTTTGGCCTAAGCGATGCGCCACTTGTAACCCACATGTATCTGGATAGTTTCGTATATCGAAAAGATTACGTGAACAAGGAAGAGGATATCCCAAACCGTTTCCGCAAGGGTTCTATCCTTGAAATCGACATGGCTAAAGGCAAGACCCTAGTTGATAACTTGCCAGCGTCTAACGAGCTAACATACTTATCCGAGCCGTTCAGCATTGGTACTGGTGAAACTGAAATCGACATCTACACGTCTAGTTGGATAAGGACTGACCCAACGATTGAAATAACTTGGAAGGAGCGTTTTGTTTAATGCAAATTTGGATTCATGATAAGAATATGCGCAAGGTGTGTGCGTTGAACAACAATGTTCCTGGCATGTTGCCATATTCCAACAGTCAGTGGCACCCTTATCTTGAATACGCAACGAGTACATTTGATTTCACAATTCCTAAGATTGTCAATGGGAAACTGCATGAAGACATCAAATATATCAAAGACGATATGTTTGTTTCGTTTTATTACGATAACTCTTATCAAGTTTTCTATGTGTCGCAACTCGTTGAGAATGATACATCATTCCAAGTCACTTGTAATAACACCAACTTGGAATTGGCACAAGAGCAGTCTGTTGCCCTTAAAAGCAACGGTGCTCAAAGTATTGCATGGTATCTGGAACATCTTGAAATTCTAGGGTTTACCAACCTTGAAATTGGTGTTAATGAGGTATCAGACAAGACAAGGACACTTGAGTTTGAGCCACAAGAGACAAAACTGGCGCAGCTACACAGTCTCATGTCTAAGTTTGAAGCTGAGTTTGCATTTCGTACAGAATTAAACCGAGATGGAACAATCAAGCGTTTTGTTATTGATATTTTCCAACAACCGGATGATAATCACCACGGCATCGGAAAGGCTCGTGGCGATGTAGTGTTACATTATCAAAACGAGCTCAAAGGTGTTCAAGTTGCTAGCGATAAGACCCAACTCTTCAATGCTGGGGTATTCACTGGTGCTGAAGGTGTCAATCTTGAAAGTGTCGAGTTCGAGGAAAAGAACGAATTAGGACAAGTAGAGTTTTATTCAAGGCGTGGCAGTAGCTTTGTGTTTGCACCGCTGTCTAGGGAGCGCTATCCATCAACGATGAATCCAAACAACGCTGATAACTGGACACGCAAGGACTTTCAAACTGAATACAAGGATGTTAATTCACTAAAAGGCTACGCATTGCGTACCATTAAGCAATACGCTTACCCATTAATGACCTATACCGTTGATGTTCATTCTAGTTTCATGGAAAACTATAAGGATGTTAACTTAGGGGATACTGTTAAAATTATCAATAGCAATTTCAGAGACGGGCTAGCGTTAGAAGCCCGTGTAACTGAAATGATTGTCAGTTTTGATATGCCGTTGAATAATTCGGTTGTGTTTTCTAATTACCGAAAAATTGTTAATAAGCCATCAAACGAATTGCAACAACGCATTGATGAAATCGCAGCAAGAGCCTTGCCATACCGTGTCGAGATCACGACAACCAACGGTACAGCGTTTAAGAATGGCGTAGGTCGTTCTACTGTCCGTCCAGTCTTGAAACAAGGTGATAAAACAGTTAACGCTACATGGCGTTTCGTGATCAACGGTGAAATTAAATATGTCGGTATGACCTACGACATGGTAGCGTCAGAGATTACCCAACCAACCGCCTTGACGGTTTCGGCGTGGGTGGATAACAAAGAAGTAGCTTCAGAAGAAGTTACTTTTTTTAATGTCTCAGACGGTAAGAATGGCGTTAAAGGCGACAAGGGCGAACAAGGTCCGAAAGGCGACAGAGGTAATGACGGCTTACCCGGTAAAAACGGTGTAGGCCTCAAATCTACCACTATTACTTATGGCATGAGTGACAATGAAACCACCACGCCTACGAGCTGGACGGCAAAACCACCGATTTTGGTTAAAGGTAAATACCTATGGACTAAAACACAATGGATGTATACCGACTTATCTAGTGAAACTGGATATCAGAAAACATACATCCCACAAAACGGCTCTAAAGGTGATGATGGTCTACCGGGTAAAGATGGTGTGGGGTTGGTTAATACTACTCTACGTTATGCGAAATCAACAGACGGGGTTAATAAACCGTCTGGGGTTGTGGTAGCTAATTTTCCTAACGAGATTAAGCCGAATCGGTCAAGTATCGATAACAATATCACCACTGATCTAAAAGTTAGACTAGAGCAAGGCAAGACCTATATCTTATCTGCTGAAACCAATGGTACATTTACCAACCAGCACAATCCAAACCAATCGAGTGACAATGCTACAATTTGGCTTGTCAATCCAAGTTTCAGTACGTGGGCAGTTATTTCTGATAGCACCACGGCTAACGGTACGAGATATACCCACAATCGCCCGACTGGTGAATACAATATTCGTGTCAATGGTTATAAAACCGATAATTCGACATGGGTTAAAAATATCGTGTTTGAAGACGGTACATGGTCGCCAGACATCCCCGTGGTTAATCCCGGCGAATATCTATGGACAAGGACAACATGGTTCTATTCAGACGGTACGAGTGAGCAAGGTTTCTCAGTCGCTAAGATGGGCGAACAAGGACCAAAGGGAGACCGTGGAGACCAAGGCCCTAGAGGCTTACCGGGCGAACGTGGTCCACAAGGTTTACAAGGACCAAAAGGCGACCAAGGTATTCCTGGCGTTAAGGGTGCTGACGGTAAAACACAGTATACCCACATAGCTTATGCTGATACAGTTTCCGGTGGTGGTTTCAGTCAAACCGATACTACCAAGGCATTCATTGGCATGTATCAAGACTTCAATGCCACAGATAGCCGAAACCCACAAGATTACCGATGGAGCAAGTGGAAGGGTAGCGATGGACGTGATGGGATACCCGGTAAGGCTGGAGCGGACGGACGCACGCCTTACGTTCATTTTGCCTACGCCGATAGCTCGGATGGTCGAACTGGTTTCAGTTTGACACAGAATGGAAACAAGCGCTATTTGGGTGTGTGTACTAATTTCGATAAATCGGACAGCACCAACCCAGCTGATTATACATGGAACGATATGACTGGCAGTGTTTCGGTTGGTGGTGAAAACTTAATCACTAACTCAGCTTTCCCAGAAAACCTCGATAATTGGGGATTCTGGGAATATACACAGCCAAACGCTAATTTATCCATTTCTAGTCACCCGTTTTACTACAACGGCGCTAAGCCAATGTTTTTGCTAACAACAACAACAACAACAACGCCTAGCGCCACATTGAGATTCCCAGTCAAGCGAAACACTAACTATTCTCTTAACGTTTCGGTTTTGGCAGGCGGTAATCTAAAGGGGATGGATATCTATTTCCTTGGTCGTAAGTCAAACGAAACTAAAGACTTTAGTAAGGTAGTCAATATCAAGCATTTCGATGGTTCGCCATCCACGAGCGGTGTTAAGAAATTTCACTTCACTTTCAACTCTGGTGAATGTGATGAAGGCTTCATCCGTATTGATAACACTGGTACTACTAACGGCAGTCAGTCGTTGCTATTCTTCACTGAATTGGATTGCTACGAGGGAACGACTGACCGAGCATGGCAAGCATCACCGAAAGACCTAAAAAGCCAATTAGACGGCAAGGCTGATAGTGCGTTGACGCAAGACCAGATTAACAAACTGAACGAGCTTAACTCAATCGTACAAGCAGAATTGAAAGCTAAAGCTAGCTTGTCAGTGGTCAATCAGTGGGTGAAGGCTTATCAAGATTTCTTGTCTACAAATCAAGAGAACAAGAACAAGACTGAAAAAGCATTAGTTGAAGCAAGTCAGCGTATTGTGAAACTGCAAAACGATTTAGGCGAGACCTCAGAGCGTTGGAATTTCCTTGACAATTACATGCGAGCATCCAACGAGGGCTTGACTATTGGTAAAAACGACGGTTCTAACTCGGTTATGGTTTCAGACAATAGAATCTCTATGTTCAGCTCGGGTACCGAAGTAATGTATATCGACAAAGGTGTCATTCACATACAAAATGGTATCTTCTCGAAATCCATTCAGATTGGGTATTATCGTGAAGAACAAGACTTAATTGACCCGAACCGAAACGTAATTAAATGGGTAGGAGGTAATTATTAATGGCTGGAGGGAAAGCGATTCTGCGTGCGTATGAAGCTAGCACGAACATTGATAGGAATACATCTCAAGTGCGTTTACAGCTCTATTGGGAAAACGGAGACACTAAGGTGTCTGGTGTTCCCTGGGAAGCGTACATCGATTATGACGGCGGGAAACGTTTATCAAATTCTGGCACATTAACTGTTGAGCCTAATCAAACAGCTATGTTGATTGACCAAGAGGTCACTGTCGCTCACGATGGAGATGGGACACGCACAATTTACTACCGTGGAGAATTTAAGAATAAGAGTAATAACAAGGTGATACCTATTAATAATGCAAGTCTCACCTTGACCACTATTTCTCGTGCCAGCTATGGTGCGGATGTGACGGCTGAAATCGCCAAACCAGTGACCATCAACATCACTAAACGTGAAGCATGGATGCGACACTCTATCTGGGTTACTATTGGGAGCTACGACCAAAAAATAGCCGGTGATAATGTAGACTCTAGTTTTACATGGATTCCACCCATTGAAATCGCCAATCAGTTCCCAAACTCGTCTAGTGGTACGGGAACGATTACTTACGTGACTTACAATAACGGTGTCGAAGTTGGTAAGGATGTTCGACGAATTACAGTCAATGTACCGACCAATCTATTTAAGCCCGGTTTCACTGGTTTCAATCTGTCCGATACAAACCTCGTAACACAAAACCTCATTCCAAGCCCTACGCATTTTGTCAGCACGCTATCTCGCATTAAGGTTGGGTTTGACGGTGCTAGAGGTACGGCAGGGGCTTCCATCACGGGCTATTATGCAGAAATCGTAAGTGGGAACACTTCCGCACAAACGAACGGTGGTATTCTAACTGTGCCGACAACGATGACCGACAAACAAATGACTGTCAGAGCTAAAGTGCAAGACAGTCGGGGTGTGTGGTCAGATTGGGCAGAAAAAACTATTACAGTCCTAGCGTATTTTAATCCAACACTACGTTTTGAAGCGAAACGAACGGGTGAGAAGCTAGACACGATCACACTGAAACGCTTCTTAAAAGTGGCAGCGTTATCCGTCAATGGCACGCAAAAAAACACAACTAAGCTGACCTTTAAAACAAGAAAGGTTGGTACGGATACTTACACGACTGATAGCACGAACGAGTGGCAGAATATTTCTGAGTTAAACGGTTCGGACGCCAATCTAAACGGTAAATATCCAGCTGATACTTCATGGGAAGTTTTGGGGCGTGTTGAAGATAAATTTTCGTACACAGAATTTGTTATCACGGTCTCAACGGATAAGGTAGTGATGAGCTATGAGCGTGATGGCGTTGGTATTGGTAAGTATCGTGAAATGGGAGCGTTGGATGTTAACGGCTTGATTTACTCGGACCGAAAACAGATACAGCACCACAAGCTAACCGAACCAAACGGCGCAGCGATCGATAACAAAGTAGCTAACCTAAATGACTATAGAACCACTGGTTTCTATTCGATTTTAGGCAATTACAAAAACCATCCTGCATCGGGCGAGGGTGCTTACTTGGAAGTCGTTGAAAGTGCTTCTGGATATCATCAAACACTAACGACTGTTTCTGGTCGCATGTTTAAACGAACGGTAACCAATAATTCTAACGGCTCGTGGATTGAGTACACACCGAAACCAGAAAAACAAGATCCGGCAATGGTTAAACAAGAGGTTGATATTGGTTGGGGTGTTAAGATGTCACTTGCTCGAAAAGGGTCGGTAGTAACTGCTAGCCTTATCCGTTCTGACTATGCCGTTGGCGTGTACGAGAACGGGGCAATGACTAACACTATTCCAAGCGGTTTTAGACCAGCTATTCCAGTGCATTTAGTTGCAAATAAAAACGTTGGTACTAACCATGCGGGCGTGGCTGTATGGCACCTTGCATCCGATGGTTCGATTAGGCTTACCAATCAATCACAAGACCGTGCCATCTACACCGGCACGGTCACATATCTAACAGAGGATAATTAAGAAAGGAAAAACAATATGTCACTAAAAATTACAAAACAACGCACAATTAATGCAGAATTTAACGTCGAAGAAGAAGGAGCTACAATCCTTGTTAAGCAGACATTTATCAGCGTAGATTCCAATGCAGTCTCTACTGTCCAAGAGAATCTTCTTAACGCTGAACTCTACGCTAAGCACCGTCAAGAAATGCGTACAGACGAACGTGCTCTACGTGACTTGCGTTACAAAGTAGAAGATGAGATTTTGGCTGATACGACTACAGGAGCGTGATAGATGCAGAAACCAGACGGCATCTTTGGCGTCTTTGAAGTCGTCAAAGATTTCTACGAACATGGCATAGACGAACATCTTTGGGTATTCCTACTTATGTTGGTTATCGTAGCTGACATTGTTTTGGGAGTATCCAGAGCGTGGGCTTATCATGAATTTTCAAGCCGTAGATTTCGAAAGGGATTGGTTAGCCATACAGCTATGTTAATTATCGTAGCAGTATCATACCCGTTCATGGTTTACATGAACTTAGGTGGTGCTATGGATGCGTTTATTTTTGCCATGTTATCAGCTTACGGTGCTAGTATCCTTGCTAGTTTGTCAGCTCTAGGGGTTGAAATTCCCTTTATTGACAGATATGTCAAAAAAAATATTGATAAAGATAAATTTAGCTTAATTGAGGAGGAAGAAGAAAATGATTAACTTTAAACTACGTTTGCAAAACAAAGCTACTCTAGTAGCTCTTATCTCAGCAATTTTCTTGATGTTGCAACAATTCGGGCTTGAAATCCCACACAATATTCAAGAGGGTGTAAACACTTTCGTTGTGATCTTGGTGATTTTGGGAATCGTTACTGACCCAACAACTAAGGGTGTCGGAGACAGTGAGCGTGCTTTAAACTACAACAAACCTCGTGAGGACTAGCCTATGGCTAAGCTCATGACCTCTATCAACCAAATCGAGGGTGGTGATGTCCTTAAATCTGGGGACATCACTTCCGTCTTTGGTTTTGAAATTCTAGGGTACGATGGAAAACGCATGGAGCTGTCCGGCACTGGTAAGCTAACGTTGTCAAACGACGAAACGGTGGCACTTTATCAAGATGTTACCGTTGAAAATGGGGTGTTCTCATTCTCAATGGGTAATGTAGTAGCTACTGGCACTTACTACCTTGAAATTAAACTGGATGGGCATATTTTCCCGTCCAACAATTTTAAGGTCAAAGTGAAGAACTCGTTAAATGCAGATAGTGCTATTCCATCGGACAAGAGCCCTAAATTAAAGTTACTAGCGGATGAATTGCGAGATTCTGGGTTAATCACTGGTGGCAGCGAAACCACAGAAGACCTAGTAAATATCTATAATCTAGCTAAAATTTGAAAGGAAACATAAATGAGTAAATTACATGATCTCGCTCAAGCGGTAGGAGCAGACATTAAGGAAATCAAGGCATCGATTGCTAGCAAGGTAACTGGTGTCAGTGAAGAACGCTTGACGCAAGCAATTACACAAGCAAAAGCTGATATCATTGGCAATGCACCGGAAGAACTTGATACACTCAAGGAAATTGCTGATAAAATCAGTGCAGCGGGTGGCAATACTGACAGTGGTATCATCAGTAAAATGACCGAGCTTGGCACTCGTATTGATACCATCGAGCAAGAAGACCTTGTGAGCGTATACAACACAGCGAAAGCGTGAGCCTATGAGTAAGTTCACAGAATTTGCTCAAGCCGTTGGTGAGGATATCAAGGAAATTAAAGATAAACAATCTTCATCGTTGTCTGTCAGTCAAGCGTATGGGTTATTCCCAACGTACAATAACTTTTTTCTACAGGTTCTAGAGCAAAATAGATTTGCGGCAGACCCACTTGTAACAAAATCTCAATTACCTACGAGCGAAATTGCCGCTTTGAAACAAAAAGTCGAAGAGTTGGAGAGAACTATCTTGGAAATTCAACAGAAATAATTATGAGAAAGGAGACCTATGACATCTAAAACACAGTTATTAAACACGCTTGAAAGCCTAGTCAATCAACGTGTCACTGTTCCCACTAATCCGTTTGGCGGTCAGTGTGCAGCTTTGATTGACTACGCTTTACAGTATGCGGGTTTATTTAATCTCGATTTCAGTTACATGAACGCCATTGATGGCTTAAACCGTGCTGAAAGTCTAGGGCTTAAAGTCACTTACTTCAACGGCGCTAACAATCCACCAGTGGGCAGTGTGTGGGTGACTAACTGCTTGCCATATCACCAATTCGGACATATTGGCTTTGTGGTCGCAGAAAACCCAGACGGCACAGTTACTACAATTGAGCAGAATATCGATGGCAACGGTGACGCCCTCTACAATGGCGGTTGGACACGCAAAGTCACTCGAAATCTTGATAGCGCTGGTAATTTCAGCTATATCGACTGGAGTGCACCAAGTCAACAAATGGTCGGATGGTTTGAATTACCATTCGATGGCATGACTGAAAGCGCCTATTTTATCGATGTATCAGCGTATCAACCGGGAGACTTGACTGGTATCTGTCAAGCGTCTGGGACTAATAACACGGTTATCAAAGCGACCGAGGGCGTGGGCTGGGTTAGTCCAGTAGCCACTCAACAAACTAATACAAGTAATTGCATTGGTTACTATCACTTTGCCCGTTTTGGTGGAGATGTTGCAACGGCACAAGCTGAAGCTAACCACTTTATCAGTAATCTACCATCGCATCCACGCTATTTGGTTTGTGATTACGAGGACGGCGCTAGCGGTGATAAACAAGCGAACACTAATGCAGTATTGGCATTTATGGACATTTGTAAGGCGAATGGTTTTGAGCCTATCTATTACAGCTACAAACCATACACGCTAGCCAATGTGTATGTAGATCAAATCACTGCACGCTACCCAAACAGCCTATGGATTGCAGCATACCCAGATTATGAGGTACGCCCAGAACCTTATTGGGGTGTGTATCCAAACATGGAACACACACGCTGGTGGCAGTTTACATCGACTGGTCTAGCTGGTGGATTGGATAAGAATGTCGTTATCATCAATGACGGTGATAGCTTAGTAAATCAGAAAGAGGAAGAAGAAAGTATGGATTATGTAGTACGAAGCGAAAGCGGTAAAGAAGGATATCTTGGTGTAGTTAATGGTCGTGTGTTCGGTATCGGCTCAATGGGAACAGTAGACGCTCTACGCTCAGCGGGTGCTAAACACTTGACCTTGCCAGACGAAGATATCGAGCGTTTCTTGAATAGTCAATCAAACGACACGGCAGCAGTATCTAAAGCAATCAGTGAAGCTAGCGCCTCAGTTGTTAAAGCCATTGAAGAACGTGCACAAGCAACACAAGGTCAAACTGGTGTATAATTAAATAAAAGAACCACGAAAACTAAAAAACGAAAAGGAGTATATCACCTCCCGACAGACCACAGTTCGGACATCATGGTGGTAGTGGTCGAAGCCTCAGCATTTTGTTGGGGCTTTTTTTGTGTTATAATAGTATTGGTTTTGAGAATAGCCTTCATAGGTAGACGCCGTCCTGTTATGGGCGGTTTTTTTATTTTGCAAAAAATCTAAATTTCTTTATCAAAAGTGTTGACAAACTATCATGTATGATATATAATATACATGTAAGATAAAGAAAGGGAGTAAGAACCATGAAAAAAGAACTTATGAAAAACGCTTGGGAAATCGCAAAAGAAGCTGCTAAAAAATTCGGTGGCAAAGCTATCGAATACATTGCAGGGGCTATGAAAATGGCTTGGGCTGTTGCTAAAGCTGGAAACACTAGCGTCGCTAAATTCCAAGCAGTAGAAGCTAAAATGCGCAAAGCTGGCAAACACTCAATGATTCAAGTCCTCGATTTCGCTAAAGAAGTTAAGTTCAACGAAGTAATGCACAAAGTAGGTGCTTATTACGGCATCGAAGTGGTAGCTGACGGTTCTAACATCGGTACTTACTACATTTCTGAAAAAGTCTGGGAAGTAGCATAAGGAGAAATAAAAATGGAAATCAATAACGACATCAAAGAGTTAATTTTGGAATATGCCGGAAGATACTTCCGATTCGAGAATGACTTCTATAAATTGCCAAACATAAAATTCACTGATGCAAATTGGCAAAAATTCAAGAACGGCGATACCTCCATCGAAAAGATGGGGGCGGCAAGAGTTAATGCCATGCTCGACTGCCTATTCGATGATTTCGAGCTTGCGATGATTGGCAAGGCTCAAACCGATTACTACATCGACAATTCACTGAAAATGAATATGCCGTTTCACGTCTACTATGATCAGTTCAAAAAACAGCAGCTTCTAAAATGGATTAAGAATAGTCGTGAAGACATCATTGGCGGTGCTGGTAGAATGTACACAGCAAGCGGAAACTGGATTTCTAGTGCTTATTTAGAAATTGCATTAGAATCTAGCTCTCTTGGTGGCTGTGGATACATGCTTCAAATGAGATTCAAAGACTATTCACGAAGCCAAGAGCCGATACCAGCAGGCCGCCAAAATCGTCTTGAATGGATTGAAAAAAACTTGGAGAATATTCGATAAAAGACTAGGATTATCCTAGCTTTTTTGTGTATCCTTGGTATAACATTAGACATTTAATTCAAATAAAGGTACACTATATATGGACTTTAACGTTCAATGTTTTTGTTTTTTTCATGCCGCTTGGTAGTTTGCGCTGCCAAGTCTTTTTGTC